TAGGATAGGGAGCCAGAACTCTTTGTTGTCGGTATCTTTTAACCGTACGTTGCCGCCAACGACTTCACCTGTTTCTCTGTCGACTCGAGCATACCACCCGTTGCTAGGTTTAGTAACGTGACCTGACTCCAGAGCCATATCCAATAGGCCTGACCAGCGAGAGATCCCGCCCCCGAACCGCACTGCGATAGGTATTTTAGACTTCTCTCGAACATATCTGCTTTTCTCTACGTTGATGATGAAGTTGTAACCAGCAAGGTCACTTCCATCTTTTTCTTGTTGACGTCCGAGAATGAAAATGTTATCGGCGGAATAGTATGAACCAGTACCGCCACCAACAATATCCTTTGGATACAAACCAATCTCTTTGTAAGTATGGTTCACAACGACCATCGGAATGTCTCTAAGAGTGAGGTAAGGAGTGACCATACGGAATAGTGATTTAATCTGCTTTGCTCGACTCATGTCAGCTACAGATTTACCATCCAATGCGTCTTCCACCTCCTTCTTAGAAGCAAGGTTACCGATGGAATCTACCATAATCATAACTCGATCGCCTCTGTCGATTCCGTCCAGCTGCTTCATGATGTCGAATTTAAGCTGCTCAACGTCAGTGATAGGAGTGTGGATAACACGATCCATATCAATACTGAGAGTCTTGAAATAGTCAACTGGAGTACCAAACTCCGAATCATAGAATAACAATACGGAGTCAGGGTATTTATCCATATAGCTCTTTGCCATGATTAGGCTGAACATTGTTTTGAAATGCTTAGATGGACCTGCCCACATTGTCAGTCCTGGAGTAAGACCTCCATCCAATCGACCAGAGAGTGCAACGTTGATAGCTGGAATGGTGGTTGGAATCATGTCCTTCTTGGTGAAGAACTTAGACTGTGCCAAAACAGCAGAGTCTTTGATTGTGGAATTCTTTTTAATCTTGTCTAATAGGCTCATAGTTACCTCAGTGCATTGTATTGGATTCTTGCTCAATACCAGAATGGATGATGTGTTCAAGCAGCTGCCCGATATATTCTTCGAACGGCTCTAAGTTACCAAAGTCTTTTGATCCTTTGTCAAGGATCTCATACTCAAAGTTGATGTTGATCTTGTTATCTTCTTCGTTGGCTTCAACTTGAATCTGACCGTAAGAAAAGATTATACCAGCAAACGGCTCATCCAACAACTTTATTGCATCCATTCCAGTATTCTTGTTTTGCACAACCACGTAGTTAAAAGGTACCACCATCATCTCCCGTTGTGATTGTGATCGTTGGTTCATTTTCAACTTCGTAGATGAACTGCTGCATTGGATTCTCACCTGTCAGCTGTTTAATAATGCTTGCCAAGTAATCAATCCCCTCAACAAGGTTGGCCACATCCACCACACTGAGACCGACATAAGGTCTTTCTTGTAACCACTTACGAACATCTCTACGTGACTCAGCAATAGTTTTTAGCGCTTCATATTGAACGTCCATCTTCTCTCCTTACAGTTTATATTCAGGGTTCTTTACATCAAAGACAAACGTGATTCTTGGAACATCACCTAAATTTTCTGTTCCGTGTAGTCTTTTGTTATTGAACCATAATAGCATTCCAGGCTCCACAACCACATGCTCATCTTCCACAAAGTACTTGTACTTACCTTGGATTGATAAGTGGTACCTGTCTCGTGTCAAGTAGTAATCGCCTCTATCAATATGTGCACCAACATTCTTTCCCACTCCAAGTCGTATAAAAGCACACCGACTGATGTCTCTAAAGTATCCACCTAGGATTCTCAAGATCTCTGTGTGCCTGTAGAAAGCAGGAGTTGGAACACACAGCTCACTATCACCAACATATTGACCGGGCTCCGAAATAGCTCCCATCACCAACTGAAGGGTTGTGGCTTCGATCTTTGGAAAGTTTAAGTCTCTGATCACATCGCCAGTATTCAAAATGTTCTGCTGGCTACCCCAATCATCTGGATACTGTTGAAGTTGAGTGAGTACACCAGATACATCAATTCCTGTATCTAAGATACGAATGTGGTGACCAGGGATATCAACTGTCACTTCTTTAGATGTGTCAAGATGATCTTGAAAATCTTTTGTGCTTACGTGTTTGTCTGCATCGATCATGAGAAGAAATCCTCTAGTGTTGCTGCTTGAGATGTTGACCAGCCAAGCGTGTCGAGTATGTTCTGTACAGCATCCTCGAATGTCTTCTCAAACATCTTGTCATAGTCGACATGATCAATCAAATCAAACTCAGGAGGCAACTTATCGACAAACGATATACAGTTTTCGTAGATTGCGTTTGGCACTTTTAGATACAAGAACTTAATTTTATCACCCTCTTGAATGAGAGGGTAGAGTTTGGTCAATCCTTTTTGCTTTAGGTAATGATTGTAGAGCAATGCCCCTCGTACATGAACCGGAGTAGCTTTTGCGTAGATTGATGTGGCACTGTGGTATTTCTTTACATCTGAAATAGAGCGAGGGAAGGCAATCTCTTGAGGTGATAAGTTCTTGAACTCATTCTTATACTGCGCAACATACTTGCGTACATCATCTTCAGTACCACGAAGGATGACGTTTAGTGAGTCTTTGAGTTTGTCACGAACAACAGCAGGTGTACTTGATTTCACCATCTGCAGACCCATGATCTTTAGTTGAGGCTCTTTGTATTGGACACCCTCAGAGTTATAGACAGACATCACATAACGCTTCTTGGAGACAGAGATCATAGTATCAACTAAGTTCTCTCGCTTCATCTGCATCTTCTGCTCATAAGCGTTCATGTAGTCAGCAAGCTCTTGATAAGATTTATCAAGGAAAGGCTGGATCTTATCCTCAGCCACCCTATCCATGAACTCGATAACCTTCTCAGTGGGAATCGACACTTTACCATCTACTCCATAGACTTTCTGCACCAAGTCATCCAAAGTGAGGACAACAGAGTCTGTGTCAATCAACACAATACGGTCGACGTCTTCAGTCTTGAGTAGCTTGTTGAAATAATCGTTTAGCTTGTTTGCAATCCAACGAATCGACAATTGACCTGAGATTGTGATCCCTTCAGCAATACGCATATCGAAATATCGGAAGTAAGCATTGCCCATTGCACCATAAGCACTGTTCAGTAGAATCTTCATAGCCATCTGCAGATTGTTGAGTCGACTAATCTCCTTTGCCCACTTCGGATCTTTCGTGTTGGCATACTCTTGCTTTGCCTTCAACATCTCCTTCTTGTAGATTACTCGCTTATCATAATACAACTGCATTTGAGTTGGAAGCAGGCCTCGCTTATCCTTCCTAAAGCACCAGCCATTGGCTGCCATCGAGAGGTCTTGATCATACACCTCAGTGAGATCAATCTCTTTATTAAGTAGCTTATCGACAGACGTGTTGATTCGAGTCTCAGTGATAGTCTCTGGACTCATGTTGTATTGCATGATCAAGTGGGGGTACAGACTGTTTAAGTCAAACGAACAGCACCAGTTGTGTTTACCGATCAGTGGATCTTTGACATAAGCACCCTCATAGTGACCATCTTTCTTTCCATCTTTTCTTGGTGGAACAACAATCTTTCTCTCGTTAAGGTAGTTGTAGATAATGATGTCCCACGTCTTAACAGGGCTGAACACATCCTCGTAGTTTACCTTAGCTGCATAGGCCATAGTGAGAGCAAGATCCATTAGCTTCATCTTGTCATCTAACTTGTCAACCAACTCAACATCTCGAATGTTATATCGAACAAACGTATCCCAATAATTGGTGTAAAAGTCTTTGAATGTCTTGCCTGGATTCTCTAGCTTGCGTTCATCCAGTTCTACTGAAGCAATGTAGTCTAGCTTGTAAGACTCTTGAGCAGAGTAGGTGAACTTCTTGTAGAGATCAAGATAGTCAAGAGATGCGACACCAGCGATGTATGTCTTTTGAGCTGTTCGGCCGCCAAGATCAATCTCTCGTTGGTTTACTTGACCCCATGGACTTAGCTTGTTTGCATGAGTGTCGCTTAACACTCGACACATGCGATTGTAGAGATAGGTAACGTCAAAGAGTGAACTGTTCCATCCAGTAACAGCATCTGGACAGTTCTGATGCCACCAAGAAATAAAATCCTTTAGAAGGCTTTGCTCAGATGAGAAGTGACGATATTCGACATGATCAAGGTCATTGTCAAAGTCATAAAGACCCCAAGTGATGATCTGGTTGTGACGTGTGTCTTTAACAGTGATCAGAAGGATCTGCTCGTTAGCAGACTTTGGATCAGGGAATCCATACTCGGTCTCAGTCTCGATGTCGATTGTGAATACTGAGATGTCTTGTGGATCAAACTGAAGCTCACCAGGATATGTGTGAGCAATGTACTGATAGGTATGACCGGGAGACTCATAAACATCGAACCCATGTACGTCATCATACCTTTGTATGAACTCTCTACAGTCGTACATTGTACCTGGTTGTACAGCATAGACAACTTGACCATCTAGCGTATGCCATTGATCAGTAGCTTCTTTGAGTTTTCCTTTCACCCAAAGCGTTGGACGGAAGTCAACCTTTCGATTGAACCTCCGTCCGTCTTCTACACCTCTCACATAGAGAGCGTTACCTCGTTGATAAACATTAGTATACATTTTTCACCTATATTTGAATCTCCATAATACATGGAATAGCTGAATCATTCAATTGTTATTGTGAGCTTGGCTCGTAGATGTGCTCAACCTTCTCGCCTGTCAGTAAAGTATCAATGTAATCCCAAGCCTCTTCTTCGGTGGAAAAGAAGACGGTTATCATGCCGCCCATATATCTCCACAATCCCCATCGACGCTCTTGAGGGTAATACTTACTGATCTCTTTCTTGTTATTGAGACCCCAGCACTCTGTTATCTTTTTTATTCTGTACTTCATTAGACATCCTTTGGGTGCCACAGCTTACCTTTCATTCCACAAGAAGCAAACCACCTCACTTCACGTTCTTCTCTACATGCGGTTCCAGTAAACTTTGCTTGCGATAGGGCCCAAGCATCTTTGGAATTTACAATTGGATGTTGGCACCGCAGTACCCATGAAGAGTTCTCCTCAGGTTCGGACCACACACAATCTTTGCACAGTTTAACTTTCATTTGATATCCTTTGATGTGTCAGCGTAGTCCTTATCCTCTCTGAAGCTTAAAAATACGGGAAGGAAGAGAGAATCCACTCCTGTCCTCTTATCAGATATTCGTGCATTGTACTTAACAGCCACAATACGTCCGATGGATTCGCGAGTAATGGAATCGCGATCAGCATCAGAGAAGCCCGTACCCAGACCGACTCTGACAGTACCACAAGCAGACTCAAGAACGAGAGCACCCATACGTCCATTATTTTTTCCTGTTCCTTCAACCCAATCTACGACCTTGAGATCGCACTCAAGCTCACCTTTGAATTTGATTTGTTTCTTCGAGCGTTTGTTCTCCCAGATCATGTCTTTGGTCTTTAGGATGATCCCTTCTTGACCAGCAGCAAGATACTCTTCGAACATTCTCTGAGCTTCATCCATCGATGATACCTCTTTATGAGGAACCAAGTCTACTCTGTATCCAAATGCAGAAGTGTTATGTAAGTCGCTTACACAATTTCTTAGCTTAGCAAAGCGAGTCTTGTAGACCTCTTTGTCCACCCCTTGCTCAAAGCTCTCAAAAGGAATCGCATCCCAAACAACAGCTCGAACCATCTCGCCTTCTTCTGTTGACTGAGTGCCTTTTACAGCTTTGTTCAAGATACCGTTACCTGTCTTACGATCAAGGACTCCATTGAAGTTGACTACAATCAGTTCACCATCAAACACCATATCGCAGGCATAGAACCCAGCCATATGCATAAAGGGCAGTGCGAACATTGGATCAGCAATCTGAATCTCTTTGCCGTTACGTGAACGGAACTCTACGCCACCTTGACGTACAATCGCATTGAACCTCATGCCATCTGCTTTCAACTGAACATAAGCTGGGAACGAGACTTTATCAACTAGCTTCTGATCGAAAGCAGAAGCGAGCATGCAAGGATATTCGTGCACCAGGCCAGGCCACACTTTGTTGACAGTGGCTTCACTTACTCCACACTTTAGGTCTTTCTGGATGATACGCTCGATCACTTTAGCGTTGTCGGCATCAACGCACTCTAACACTCGACGTAGATGTTCAATGGCTTTGTTGCCGGTGTACTCACGAGAGGAGAGAGCATTGAGATGGTCAAGAGCATTGACAAACTCCAACTCACCATTTGGATTGGGAGTGTAGTCTGGAATCTTGCGAATGTAGAATTGAGTGAAGGGATCGAGTGCAAGAAAGCAGACTCGCTTGAGCAGCTCATTGTCTTTGCGCTTTCCAAGCTCCTCGATTTTGAAGTTGCGAGAGCTGTTGGAAGCAAGGACCTCAAAGAAGTGATTCAGATTCATAATTTACTCACACAGGAAAGAAGTCAGCGTAACCACCTTTACCGCCGTGGTGTGCATAGTCCTTATAGATCTCATGCATCTCAGTAGCAGAGCAATTCTTGAACTCTTTACGCCAGACTTCCTGGCCTTTCTTATTGAAAACAACAACCACGTAAGTCATAATATACTCCTAATCAAAGGCCACGCTTAATGCGAAGCTGCTCAACAACAGGATCCAATTCTGTTTGCATGCTGAACGGTAGACCAAATACATAGCACGCATGCTCTCCACCGTAAGCCAATCCCCAGTCCTCAAGCGTACCATCCAGCATCCAGAGAATAGCAGTAGCACGATCTTCAGCACCCATAGCCAGGTTCATCTGAATGCCACGCTCGAAGTCGCCTATTGCAATACGCTCCTTCTCTTCCTCAGCTGCCATCTCACGACGCAGAGTTGCAATCAGATCATCCCAGATCTCCTGCTTCTGTTCATCTGACGAACACTGCCACAAAATACTAAACTCAGGTGAAGGACGAAAACCATAAGCATCTTTGTGCAGATCCGAAACTGCGTGCTCGTCAAATGTGAACTGCGTCATAACTAACTCCTTATTTCTTAACCTATGCCCCATTGTAGCAAATAAATGAATATTGGGCAACAGGCTAAAACACCGCGGAATTAGGCAATCTTGGATCCTGCAGGAGCCACTACAATTCCGGAGAAAACACGAATGTGTTCCTGCGCAATCTGGTCGGTTGGCGGGGCAGAGGCTGCAACTGAAGTTTGTTTTAGCTTTACTGCACCTTCTGCATACGGCATGAAAGGAGCAAAACCAACAGACATTTTGCCCTCTGCAACTTGATGGTATACCAAGGCAACTGCATTGTCGAGCTCGACAACACTGTCTGTTTCGTTCACTACTTTACCAACAACCTCTTCACCAGAGATTAGTTTGAACAGTCTTAATTCACTCATATTTTTCACCTAGAAAGTTAACAAATTTGATCACGTCCATTTCACCATGAAACGATCTGATAGCAGTACTATCATTCATTACGTTGTATGCGACAACTAAAAAGAGTTGGTCGTCTTGGTTGAAAGATAGCTTAACAACCCAATTGCCGAAACGTGTTGGTTGGAATGTCACTAGAGTCATAATAGTGAGGGCCCTTGATGGGCCCTCTCCTATCTTAGAGGTCTTCAGTTAGATACTGAGGGTTGATAGGATTAGCATTGCCTTGAGCAAATTCAGAAACACTTGAAGGCTCATCGGAGATCTCAATCTTCTTTGGCTTGTTGTGTTCTGGGATGATGTGTTCAAGGATGATCTTCAACATG